GGTTATTCACCCTGACACTATCATATATCTGTTTTCTCTCTTTAAGAGATAGATCTTTCCATTTCATACTAGTAATATTTACTTACCTGTCTTACCCGGTTTACCTTTTCCGCCCTTTTTAGAGCCTCCCTTACACGCCATAATTAGTCCTCCTATTTTTTAGATTTAGATTCACCAACTACTTTATTTTTTAAAGCAGTCTTTGCTTTTAATTGTTCTCTCTTATAAGCTGCATCATCTTTCATCTTCTGCAACCTCTTAGCCTCTTGCAATTTTCTATTTTCAAGAGCTATCTTTTCTTTTTCAATTGTAGCTTTTAACTTATCAGCTTTCTCTTGTGCAGCAATTTTACGCTTTTCAAGTTCTTTCTTATTTTCTTCAGCTCTAGCCTTGTTTGCTAAATCCATTTGTTTGCTCATAGCATCAGACACAGCTTTTTGTCTAGCTATTTCTTGATTACCAATCTCAATAGGATCAGGTATACCATTCATATCCTGATCCATATTCTCAGATCCTCTATAAGCATTTAATTGAGCTACAGTAATCTTAGTAGCATTATCTTGATCAATCTTATATTTAGTAAGATCAAGTTCAGCTTCTTTAAGCATAAGCTCCTCTTCCTTAACTTGATTCTGCATTTCAACAAGCTGTTGTTGTTGCTGATTTTCTTGTTCTTGCATTGCTTGTTGTTGCTCCAATCTGTTGTTTTCTATATCTTGTAATTTGGATTTAATTACACTCAGATTGTCACTAGTAAATATTTCAGCAGCATCTAACAATGATGCACCATTTTGCATAGCCGGCTGTACAAGACTCTTAAGTTGTTCAATAGCTTGACTTTCTTTGGTACTATCAGTTACAAAAATATCAAAGTCTTCATATGACCAATTGTCATCCATTTGCAAGAATGTTCTAGTACCCTCATCAAATATATAATTTAAATACTTTTTATCATCCTTCCATGCAAACTTGGCACTATCTAATAACATTGATAATACATGTGTTTTAATTTGATTATGTAACCAAAACCATGGCTCAGTAATATGAGCAGATTGAACTACAGATCTTTCTACATTACCCACTAGCTCATTACTAGAAATAGATCCTTGTCTTTGCTTTGTTACTCCGGACAATTCAGATACCATTTCTTCAATCTTCGCAAGTAATTGAATGTACGTATTAATAGTATTAGACATACTTGCATCAATAGAAGTCCATTGATTGTATGGTGATGGTTTACCACCCTCTCTACCAGGAATGTCCCAACCTTCTTCGTACGGATTGACAAATGCTACACCAAGTGCCCCTAAGTAATGCATCCACTTATCTACATCTATACCCATACTCTTAGGTATTTGAGTAACATCTATTACAGGTATTTTTCCTTTGTCTCTAGCTATTGCCATTTCAAGACGATACCAAAGTATGATATACATGTATTGTAGTGGTTTCATAATAGCAACTAATGACTTGGCTTTAGTATTTGTATTACTATAAGCTGCACCAGTGTATGGTAATTTAGCACTATTTAAATTGTCTCCTCTACGGAATTGGTACTCTAATGGTTGCATACCAAAGTAAAGATCATCACCTGCTCTGTATCCTTCCCATGCTTCAATAATCCATTTCCATTCAACATTGATTTCTTCACCAGTAGGTTTATAATATTCATCTACCTGTATTTCATCTGGCATACCTGTCTCAGGATCTATTATTGTAACAAACCCTATCTTTTTAAGTGATTTCCAGCATACATGATAAACTACAATGTTATCTGGATCTCCATAAGGATTATGGTCTGGTAATTTATTATATGATTTTAAATTATAATGAACAAAATCATCTACTGGACTTTTGTCTGGACCAAATCCAGATGTAGGTTTTTGATCTACTATTTCTAACAATTCGTTCAATTGCTTTTCATCTAGTTTATCATAAAACTGATCGTATATCTGGCTCCACGACATTAATGATCTGTAACAACACCAAGATGCATCGTGAATGAATTCAATACCTTCTTCTGCAGGATACTTAAAATCTTTAGGATTGATTCTTTTAATAACTGGTTCACCATTTCTAATTCCTGTGTAATACTCTTCAAGTCCTGCAACAAGTGCATCTTTAAAGCCTTTCATAAATTCATGAGAAATGTTTTCTTTCTTAAGTAAGAATAATAAGCTTTGATATGCTGTTGTTTCTGCTGCATCTTTGTAATCCTTTGTTAAATACTTCTGTATTTGTTCTGGTGTTTGAATTTCGCCTGTTTGTAATCCTTCTTGAAATCTAGCTTGATCTTCTGGGCTTAATTTAGCAAGCATAGCAGCTTGCATATAATTCAACAGCATCTGTTTAGCTTTGTCTTGTACTTCACTACTAGCAATATCACTAGTACGGCACACTCTAAAGTTAAATGGACGTTTTGTTTCTTCACCTAATAATAGATCTACTTTTGGACGTATGATATTATAATCCTGTGCCATTGCTGGAAAGCCATCATCTTGATTGAAAGGATTTGTAACATACTTTAGGTCTTTTTCATTGTATATACTATTATATAAATCATAATAGCTTTGCATTTCTTCTTCATCAGGTATACTTTCGGACGAAGCTATGCCAGATATTCCAATAATGTAATCCACGCAGTCTTTTCGCCATTCTTCGGTTTTTTTACTGAGTGGTAGTCTTTGGATAGGAAATGAGTTGACTGTTCTTTCCATATTAATTAGTAAACATAAATGTGGTTGTGTTATTATTTAAAGGTATTTTTAAACAACGGTTTATCAAACAATCTCATTTTCTTTTCAACATCCTCTTTCTTCTTTACTTGTATATTATACAATTGTTCTCTATAGACCATTACCTGCATAAATGCCATAACCCTATCAAAGTTTCCTTTGTCATTATATTGAATAAGTTCTTCAAGGAATGGTTCAGATAGTACAGTATTTAAACCTAATTGCTTTTGATCTCTAAGTTCTTCCAGCCATTCTTTGATCTTACCTTCTCCCCAAAGTTTGATCTCTCTATTCATATGACATCCTTTTCGTCTATTTACTGTAGAATTATTAACAATATCTTTAATGATGTCTGGTTGATCAGCAAGTAAATGGCTACAATGTTTGTTATTGAAATAAGTAAATAAACCAGTGTTTTGGTTTTCTACCATTGCTTTTGCATTGTAGTAAATAAGTAACTTACGAACATTTTCATAAAACTCTTCAGCAGTTTTTGGCCTACCTGTATATTCTGCTACAATGATATCTGAATATGATTCAAAGTCTTGAAAACGTTTATATATAAAACAAGAACCTAATGAATTAGTACCTGATTGATCGTGATCATATGGGTCAATACCAGCTATATATAAACCAAATGGTGCATCTTTAACTGGGTGTTCCCATATAACTATTTTACCAGTAGGATCAGAATTCTTTGGTAATGGGAATTCGGTTATATCTCCTGTCTTCTGTACATTCCAAATTATCTCTCCATTAACTAGAGTAAGAGTACCTACTTGTTTATGATTCTGTAACTTAGTGTTAGTTCTTATCCTTGCTAATTGTTTTTGTAATTCTTTCTTTGGAAATATGTTACCAGATAATTCAGTAAATGCTTCTGCAGGAGATTCAGAGTGTTCTGCTACGTATCTATCTATTTGTTGAGAACTAGTAGCCTCCTTTAATTCCTCTTCACGTAAATTTAAAATAAACTGTCTTGCTTTTTCATGAAGAGTATTACCATCCTCATCCATATACAATCGTTTACCAGTCTCATCACGTATATCCAAATTAGTGTGTTGAGGTATAAAGAAGCCACATTCTTTACTCTGGATACCATCGTCCCATATATTTTCAAAACCTATGCAATTGTACGATTTAGGGTTATAAAATGCTTCACGTAATGTCATTACTGCAGGACCTTCGTCACCACCAGTACCGAACATAATCATGAGACCAAAAGCAACGCCATCTTGTTCTACGGATGGTCTAGCAATTTGCCATGCTGCTTTAAGTTCTGGGAAAGTACCTGCCTCTTCCCAAAGTATTAACATACCTGCTTTACCACGTACAGCATCTGGGTTATCTTTCAATGATACACCTATTATCTCTGATTTATAACCAACTTCAATTTTATTACCAAAATTATCAGTTACAATCATAGAAGCTCTACGACGCATACTAGTATTTACAGCTTGTCGTTTCTTACCCCACGCCGTGTTTTCATCTATAAAGTCCATGTAATCCCAGGCCTTAGTAAGGATACCATCATCAGTAAGATACTGTTTATTTGAGGCATACACATAAGACTTAGAACCGGGTATTAAAAAGAAATTACGACAAAGCATAGAACCACCTTTATAGGAATAACCTTTACGTCTAGCTTTTGCTACACATAAGTGTTTGCCTTGATCCTGTGCGCTTTCAATAGCTTGAAAATAGTAATAGTCATAATCATAAAAGTCAGGAAATGCTAACTCTCTTACTTTAATTAGCTCTTCTTGACCTTGTTTATTCTTTTTATTTTTGTATACAATTCTTTGAATTGGGCAATAGTTTAAATAAAAATAGTTATACCCAGTGATGTAGTCCCCATCATCTGCAGTATAACCATTAATGCATCTATCGGCCTCTGTTTCCCAAAAATTGAAATACTCTGATGTACCTTTTGGGAAGGAACAATAAGACCCCGACTCTATATAAGTTAGCGCCGGGGTTCTGAATTTATTAGAATTTTTGATTTTCTTTGTGAAATCAATCATAAATTACTTTCTTCGTTTAAACAGGTTCTTAATTTTCTGCCATAAACTAGTTTTAGTAGTGTGATTATTTTCTGTTTTTTCATCCATGTGTGATATAGCATAAGCAGCAGCTTCAGCCAAATCTCTTTCTTGCTCTGCTTTCATGTTGTTATATACTTCAGTAAAATCAAAAATAATCATTGTCGGTTTAGTATTCTTTTTACTAGTTTTAGTCTTAGCCATAATTGCAATTTCTTTAAGCCCTTAACGGGCAGGTTTTTATAATGTCTTTTATTGTGCCGTATTTTCTACAACTTCTTTTTTGGTAATTCAAATGGGTTCATTTCTCCACCGCCTCTAACTTTGCTATTCTTAATCTCTTCTGCTCTTACTTGAGATTTAAGTTTCACAATTGATTCTATTACTCCAGCCATATTCTTAGCACCATCTGTAAGCTTTTTAATAGAATCTAAATCCATTTCGTCATCTTTAGATAAGTGATAGTATTTAGCAGCACCTTCAAGTTTCAATAGTAATCCATCTAACATATACTCAAGTAAGGAATACGTTCTGCTTTTCCAACTATCTTCTGCTTGTGTTACTATCTCTGGTAATTCATAGTTTTCATCTCCAAATAACTCCTTTTTTAATGTAGGTTCTATTAGATCTCTTTCCATAGTCTCTACATAAGGAGAATCATATTTGTTTTTAAGTACTATGTACCATAAGTATTTTGTTGCTAAATCTTTATCTTTAAATGAATCCCAAAGTTTTTTAAATGGTGGAATGGCCAACATGTCTGGATGTATGACCACTTGTCCACCAACTATATCTGCTAAATTCATCTTTAAGCTCCCTTAACACAAGCTTCGCAACAATTGCAATCCTTCATATTACAATTTTGCTCGTATTCTTTATTCAATTTATAATTATTATAAAAATCTTCATTTCTTATAATAACAAAATCTCTAACTTTTCTTCTATCTTTAACCGGTACTTCTTTTTCTCTATAACCAGCATAGAGAACCAAGATTACATCACCAGCTTTTACATCATATTCTTTTTCATTAGCTACAAAGGTACCATCTTCCTCAATTACCCAAGCCCAATCAATATTTAAGTAATGATTACTAATAGTATCAAAATTCTTAATATCGTCATCCTTCATTGTTAACAATGAGCTGCCACCTG